TTCAATTAGAAGAAGGTGTATATTATTTTGATGAAACAAGCACCGCTGATAGTGATGACGGTGTTTTATTAAGTCAACATATTGAAGAAAAAATTAATCAAGCATTTTATGATCATTGTTTATTTAGAGACGGTTTTACATGCACTACAGACAGTAACAAAAAATTAACTATCAAACTTTCACCTATGCAACTTTATGGATGTCCCACCGAAGATTTAATTGAAGGTGCTCTTGAAAGTTGGAGCGCATCAGGCAATAACAATTCTATAATTATACAACCAAGAGGCGAAGAAAATCCCATCACGTTTCACGCTTGTACTTTAGAAGATATACAAATGCAACATGTTCCCGTAGCTAGCGGCGAATTATATGGCGCTAAAATTGAACCTTCCGCTAATAATAATCATTATTTTATTACCAATGGCTTAGTCACTGGATTAACTGGAAAAACAAGTGATGCCCCTTTTATTCACCATTATGCCGAAATTGATCTAAGAACGGTTGATTTAGAAGAAGATGGCTATTTACAAATTTGGGACGGTTTTTTTGATATTACTGTTGTTGGTAAAAGAGACACAGAAAGCGTTTATGCATGGGGTTATGATCGCTTTAATGATGGTCAAGGTACTATCGGACATAATATTCATTATTGTTTTGAAATTACAAATGACAATATTTCATTTACTTATAAAACATTTGATGCCGATACAGTTATTCAACGTTCTTTAGTTCTTGATAACTTTGATGTAAAAGTTATTTTTAGAATTCAAAGAAATGATTACCAAGATGATAAAAACTCATATATATCAATGACTATCGAATATTCTGATGACGGCGGAACTAATTGGCAAAATGTCTTCACAGAAGCTGAAAGCAATGGATTAGAAGAAATTGTTAAAAATATACGTCCTTTACATTCTGTAATCAATAATAATACTATCACAAATCATGTCAGTTTAAAAAATCGATTAGGTTTTATTATGAATACTGATCAATCATTAAATGATGTCATAAATTATAGTTGTTCACATGATGCTCAAGAGTACGGATATAATATTGACGCGGACATATGGATTTCTAGAGTAGCTCTTGAAACTGATTTGCCTCAAGCTGTAACTAGGTTATTATCGATTGTTAATAATAATACATCCACATCAGGCGAAACAAGTGAACTAAATGACACAATTATGAATGTAATGAATGCAATTATTAAAAGTCATGCTGATGATGTTTTAGCTAATCCTTATAGTTATCCATCACTATTTCAGCCAAATGCCAACTTTTTAAATATTAGTTCTTTTGGAATTGCCTACACTGCATATGATCAAGATACTGACGTATATCCTATATATACTACTGGTATTGTTGGTACTGGTAATATCAGAACTAATGATAGATCATTCCCACAATTTTACCTAGATTGTCCAACTCTACCAGTCTCGAATATTTCTGCTGGTTATGAACAAGGTTATCGAAATAGTTTTATTTGTCCCATTAAATTAGCTGAGGGACAAAGCAAAAATCTTTTTACTTCTGAATTAAATACCCCTAGTTATAATACATTAACTAATACACATACTATGAACTTAAATAATATGAAAATTAGAATTTGTGATATTGAGGGACGTCCCGCTAAACATTTATTAGGTTATACTATCGCCGTTTTAGAAATTAGAGAAAACCCAGATATTAAACAAGAAAGAATGATTAAAGCAATGACTGATTTAACTGATAATTATAATCAAATGTTACAAATTAATAATCAAGGACAATAATTTAAATATTATCTCCTATTAATATATAATGAACGTTTTCAAAAAAGAAAATATGAATTTTAAAATTAATACAAAAAAATCTAAAATTAATCCTCAATTTCAATCAGTCAAGAAACATGAAAAAAAAGAAGTTGTTGAAAAAGAATTCTTTAAAGAAGTTAAGGAAAAAAAACCTAAAAAACTACCCTTAAATCGTATTTTTCATATGAAAAAAGGGAATAAACAGTAAATTTTATTAAAAATTAATCATTTTAATAAAAAATATTTCCTTTAAGGTCCTTTCCATAATGTACGAATAGCCCAATAATTCGCACTATTTTTATCCTTATATGTTAGTTTTCCTTGTTTATTCTTAATTCCTTTAGCTCTTGCTAAATATGCCTTCCTTCTTTTGGGATCTTTATGTTGCGTATAATCCTTCATTGAAGAATCGCCAAAATGAATTAATTTTTTTTTTCCATTCTTCATGACATAAACACTTTTCTTTTTACCTTTCGCTTTGCTTTTGAATGGCTTATATAATGGCTTTGATTTGTTCATTATATTATTATCACATATTTTTTTTATATATCCTCAATAAAATATGATCTTTTATATTTACTCCCTTCATTTTCACATTCAGGATTGTAAATCGGATGATATATTTTTTTTAATATTTTATAATAATACTTTTTAACTGATTTATTAATCGCATATTTATTTATTATCGGTGTTCCATCCCTTTCAAATCTACTTATTTTTGTTCCCTTAGGATAATATAAAGGATGAAATATATCATTTTTTCTGTAATAATATGAATTTCTCCTTATTTTTCCTTTGTCTGTTTGAGAATACTTTTTAACTCTTTCTTTTGCCCTTATTTTCATTAACAAATACTTATTTATTATATCTTGATCGTTCATTTATAATAAATAAGAAATTATCTTTATGTTGGAGATATACTCGCTTTTAAAGTATTAAACAATATTTTATCATTCTTCTTTAATAAAGCTTTCATTTCTGCTACGCTTTTATCTCCTTTTACTAACTCTTTTGTAAACTCAAGATTAAATTTTCTGTACCAACTCAATATCTTTCTTTTCTCTTTCATGTGTTCTTTTGGAACATCAATTTTTTTTAACTCTTTTAGTAAATTTCTTCGATTCTCCATTATAAGCCCCTTTACTTGTGTTTTACTCATTCCAGTATCTACTTTTTTAACTGAATTTAATAAATAATTCTTCAAAAAACTTAAATCAAGCTTTTCTTCTTCCTTTTTAGGTTCTTCCTTTTTAGGTTCTTCTTTTTTAGGTTCTTCCTTTTTAGGTTCTGGTTTTGCTTTTGCTTGTTCTTTAGGTTTTCTTGGTTTTCTTTTTGGTCTGTCTGGCTCTTCTAATTCTGCGCCATTTCCTAATATTTTATTATGTATCGCTTTTCTAAATACATTATGTTCTTTTTCATTCATAATCACTTCTATTATTTCCGCTTTCTTTTTCTTAGTTATTCTAAGTCGCGTTTTTCTATTATAAATTGCTACTAATTTTCTTAGTTTACTTACTTTCATTTTAGTGATATATTCACGAACTTTTTTCGTGTCTATCTCAGGCATTATATATAATAAATTATTTTTTTTCATAATATTTTGCTTGAGTACTCACAGAATGTCCGAATAAATCCGCTATACTATTCCTTATGTTTAAAGGCGTATCTTTCATAAATCTTTCAGTCAAATATATTTTTCTAATTACTGTTGAAGTTATATTCGGATTAATTTTGGCGAATGTTTTTCTAATTGCCCGAGTCATTGCCGAACTATCAAGCGGTTTTCGTTGTGATGGCGATTCTAAAAGATAAGTTCGCTTAAATTTATCCAATGATAACATTATCGCCTTATACAATAAAGAATTCCTAGGCAAAGTTATTAATTTCACTCCAACTTTTCTATCTGTTTTATGATGATTTAATATAAAACATTTTTTCTTATTGCTTAATAATAAAAAATTATCCTTTTTATTATCATCCTTCTTGTCATATATTATTTTTATTGTATTAAATATATTTCTTCTCACACAATTTCTAATATTTGTATACAATAAACTAATAATCAAATGAAATAAATTTTCATAGTCAGGATTCTCTTTAACTCGCTTCGCCCACATTGAAGCAACTTCTTTTAAATCTTCTAATTTTACTGGCTTACCATCCGCTTTAATCATTGCTTGTTTCTCCTTCTTGCTCATTAACTGTTTATCATTCTTGTTCAGCTTTATCAATTGTTTTTTATACGCCTCACGTATAGGCGTATGTTTCTCAACATCATATTTTATAGAATCCAATAAAAACATACAAATTATTAAATAACTTCTCTTCAATCCGATTGATAAATTCTTCTCTTCACCTGTTCTTTTATCCTTTATTACTTTTGTGTTTATTGTCTTGATCATACCCTTATAATCATACACTTTTGACATTATGCTCTTATCAATTGGATACTCTAAAAAATTATAGAGGCTCTTAAGCTTTGATTTATATGACTTTTTTGTTATGTCTTTTATTTCTCTATATTGCGAATTATCTATAAACGTTTCTATTATCTTATTCATATAATTATATATAAGATAATATGTTTAAGTAGGTTTGTTTTTCCAGGGGTTTGCCCCCAAGCCCCCTCAACTAACTCGATGATTTTGAGGACACTAAATTTTATGTCTCTTTTTTATTTGTGTCCTTCCATTGTGTCCCACCTTATTCATACTATATTATTATATATGTACATGTATATATCATATATAATATATATATATTATAATATAGCACTAGACTAGGGACACAAAAGACACAAAAAAAATAATAAAATCAATTTCTAATTTTTATTATTTTTTTTTTTATTTTTTTTTTTTCCTTTCTATTGGCGTATGAAAATGAAAAATTTAGTGTCTTGTGTCCTTTTTTATAAAAAAACAAGGTCTCTATTTATCTAGTTAGTAGAGGGGGAGACCGTGTCCAGTCTAAAATGAATTGGGGCACTAATATAAAAAAGTTGTAAAAAAGTTGTAAAAAAGACACAAAATATTTTTATATATTAGTGTCCGAATCAGAATCTATCAAAACTTCTGAATCATCCATAAAGGTTTCTATTATCTTATTCATATAATTATATATAAGATATAATGTTTAAATAAGTTTAAATCATTTTTTTTGTTCTTTTAGAAATAATCTTTATAAATGTTCTTGCATCGCTTGAATATAATTTATAAATCTCATACCATCCATTATCATTTAAAAAAATCGGTTCATAATCATCAAATCTATAAGGACTATTCACAATTAAATAATTATTTACAAATGTTTCATATACTTCTATATGATCCATATCTTTTAAAAAATTACCATCACAATAACTCTTTTTTACATATTTTGGAACATTTTTATTTTTAATTTTCCTTCTTATTCCATAATCTTTAATAAATTTATTTCTATTCACTATTATTTCATTTTTTAAATTACTTCCATTATATTCAAAATTACCCCAATATGTATTTTTAAACAT